GGTGTTGGCGTTGGACAGCGCGCTCATCAGGTACACGACGCAAGAAAACAGGATTGGGACGCCAGCGAAGACGATCTTCTCGACCATCGCGCCCTTGCTGGCCGATGCGGCCATATCAAGGGAAATCTTCTCCTGTTTTTCCTCTGTCGTGCTCATGGTTTGTCCGCCTTTGCGTCTAACTTGTCGTAGATGCGCTGGAACATGTCCTCGATATGTTTCATCCGTGCGTCAATGTCCACGCGGGGGACGTAGGTCTTGGGCAGATCAACCTCAATTCGGTGGATGTCTTCGCGTAAGTCCTTGACCGCGCCCCACAATTCGCGGGCCAGCCAGCCCACGACCGAGAGGGTAAGACCTCCGGCAATGTTGATAAGCGTCTGAGGTTCCATGTCACCGGGCCATTGCGTTGGGCGTGAAGCCTATTGATTGTTAAGCGCACCGTACGCACCGACGCCGGGGCGAAGGAAATTGCGTATTGCAGCCGGAGATGTAAACGATGGAGCCATCGCGTTTCCTACGTTACCAGCACGGATACCTTCTGCAAACTGATTTGCGAAAGGTACTGCTTTTGCGCTGCGCGCCGTTTCCGCCGCTTTGCCTATTGTGCCGGGAATGCTGAACGCCAACGCGCCGTATGGCCCCGCGACGGACGCGCCAATGGTGCCCGACAGTCCCGCCATCAGGTTGCCAAACATGCTGCTCCGGCTAAACCCCGGCATAAGATTTTCAAGGCTTCGCAGCGTGTTAGCGCCGATATTCCCTGCCGCAATATCTCGGATAACTTTTTGCTCCGCCGCGCTGTATTGCGCCAGCAAATCTTCGTCGCGCGCCAGCTTTGAGAATTGCGTCTGCAAGGCTTTTACGGACGTGAGCGACTTACCCTCGCTGTTCACAACGGCGTCATTTATTAATTTTTCAATGTCTCGACTCTTTGACGCGCGGGAGAATTCATCCCTAGCCTCCAAGAACTTTTCACGGACTGTCTTCGGGTCTGCGGACGGCAGCGACGGGTCTTTGGGAACGACTTTAGTCTCGTCAATGTTCTTAAGCGTCTCATCCAATTTACGCGAAATTGAAGACAGAACTTTCCGTTCTCCGCCGTCAGCCTTCATCGCCAAATCGCGCGCCTTGCCCCGCAGCGCGTCTAATTGCGTAAGCGACTGCGGCGTCTTCGCAAGTTCGTCCAGACCAGCCAAAAAGTCTTTGGCAACAGGGTCGAACCGCTCAAGATACCGCGACGACTCCAACGATTGTTTAATGTCAACAACGGCAGACTGAAGCACGTTAGGGCTGATCGCCAGATTTGACTGGTCCATCACGCCGTATTTACCCACGGCACTGTCAAACAGCGCGTTCGTGGTGGGCGTAGCCTCTTCAGCCGCGCGGCCAATGTTGCCGATAGCTTTTGCGCCGCGTGCGCCAGCGTTGACCGCGCCCGCCACCATTGGCGATAGGGGGTCAAGCGCGAATTGCGCCGCGTTAATGCCCTTGGCGGTGAGCGGGTATTTTGCCGCCATAGCGTTTTTTGCCATGCCCAGCCCCGGCGCGGCAAAACCCGTAGCAAACCCGCCCAACATACGCCCCCGCTCAACGTCTGGCGTTGGCGCTGCGCCGAACATGTAGTTCGCCATGTCCGCAGACTGGAACGGATTTTCAACCATTGCGCTACGGACGCCTTCCGGCAGACCGGGAATGCGCCCGGCTAGGCTCGCCACGTCACCTGGAAACCCCGCAATAGAGGCGGGGACGCCTTGCGCCGCGCCAACGCCGATGTCGCCGTACCGCCCGCCCAGCTCTGACAACGTCTGCTCTGGCACGTTGCTGATGTCCGCCGGGCGTGAACGCCTCGCGCACGCGTCCGCTGCGACGCCCTTGCGGGACCGCGTCGGTCGCCGCGCGCGGCTCGCCGGGACGGATCGTCAGAGGCGGGGCCGCAAACGGGTCAACGATACCTGTTGAGGCTCGGAATGGGTCAATAATGTCTACCATCACCGCCCACCGTATGTTTTGTTGTAATAGGCTTCAAGTTCGCGCTCAGACACGTTAGGGTTTTGTTCTTTAGCCACGCTCATAAAGTGCGCAAACGAGTCTGGTTTTTTTGCGCCGGTATCCCCTGCTTTTAAATTTCTGCGCGCAAGCGGCTTCGCCTCTTCAATCGCGCCGGGCACAATTTTCATAGCCCTATTTTCAGCTATTGACGACAACAGTTCTTTTAGTTGTTCATACGCCGCAATCCGTTGGTCTGTACCAAGATTTTTATTTCCCATGTTACCAACTATTTTAAGCGTAAAATCGCGGTCTTCGTTTGAGAAGCCGCCGCCCAATTTACCGCCCGCTAAATCAAGCGCTACCTTGTTTGTAATCATGTCCAACTTACCCGATTGTATATCTCCTGTAGTGCTACCTCCAGTAAGAGCTGTATAACCCACACCTTTAATAATTTGCCCCGCGCCCGCCGTAGATTTTTTAATAAGGTCTGGAATGCCCGGATCTGCGACAATCAAAAGAGCTTGTCTGGCGGCTTCGCGACGTTCTTTGTTTGTAGTTTCCCTGCTAACTTCCGCTTCCATAGTTTTGGTTTGGCGCAATTTTTCCATTGCGCGGGTATCGGCGTTTTGCAGCGCTTCTTCATACGCAGACGGCGCGGGGCCAACTTGCGCAGGCGCTGTGGTCACCGGCACGGACGGCTGTTGCAACATCGGAGCAGGTTGCATGGCAAGAGCGTTGCCCTGCTGCGGAGGTTGCTGGCCCATGAGACCCAGCGCCATGGCGTTGTTCATCGTTGGCGCGGTAGGCGGCATGCCGCCGCCCATCGCCGGGGTAAAGCTAGGCGCGCCTACGCCAGCCTGCCGCTGGTTGCCCGCCGTCATGGACGCGGCCAGACCGGGCGAGCCACCAAATTTGCTGTCGGCCCATGCAGCGACTTGACCCGCCGTCTTGCCTTCCAACACTGATTTGTTGGCGGCGATAGCGCGGGGGTCAAGGATTTGCGACACGGGCGTGTTCGGGTCCACGCTCAACAGGCTACGCGCGCCGCCAGCGCCAAGGAAGTGCGCGAGGTAGGTGTTGCCAGGCGTGGGCGCAATGCCCGCGCTGGTCAGCGCCTGCGTGTTGTCCGCGCGGAGCCTCTGCTCCAGCACGTCCTCAATCTGCTTTCCGTTTGCCAGTTTGAAACCGCGCAGCGTAAGAATTTCCGCTGGGGATTTATCTGCCAGAACGGGGAACGCCTTGCGGGCGGTGTCAACGAAAGTGCTGTTGATGAATTGAAACTTGCCGTCAGCAGAGGAGTACGGGTTCTTAGTGCTGCCTTCAGCCCTATCCAGCCCCGTAAGATACCCGGCTTCGCCGCCCGCAACGGGTGCGGCTACGCGAGCCACGGGTGCGCCGCCAACCGCTGGTGCCCCCGCGCCGCCACCCACCGGAGCGCCGTCACGCGGAAGTTCCGTAGCCATGCCAAACTGGCCTAGTTTATTTACTTTTATGGGGCCAGCGGGGGTCATTTGTACGGTAAATTGACCCGCTTCTTGCGCAGCTTTGGCTTCGGCTTCCGCCTGTCTAATCTTGTCCGAGGCGGAAGACAAAAACCCGATAAGGTCTTTTTCGCTTGGCCTTGTCGGAGACAAAGCGATGTTGGGGCCAAACTCTTTTACGGAGTCCTCGTAATATTTAGCCCATGCTTCGTCGGACACCATCGCGGCGGGCGCGCGGTTAAGAAAGTCTTTACGTTTGTTAACTTGTAAATCAAAATCAGACACTTGCGATTGCGATTGATACCGTCTTGCGCGCGCTTGTTCCGCGAGTTGCTGCGTTTTTTCTCTTTCCATAGTCGCTATGGATGCGAGGAGTGGCGCAGCCGAAGCGCCGCCAACGGCCAGCAGTTTTTGCCGAAATTCCGGGCTGCTCATATCGCCGCCGCTGCCCAAATGCGCGGCCATCGCGTTCTGCTGCTGCTGCGCTCGCTCAGCCTGCTGCATTTGCATGTTCTGCGCCTGCATCTGCTGCATACGCATGGCGTTCTGCATTACGTCAGGAGCTTGGAAGAGCTGCTGCTGGGGGATCGCGATGTTGTAGTCAACCATTTTGCGCACCCACCCTATTAAGTGAATTGATAGTTTGGCGTATTTGCAAAACTATCGGAAACGTTTGACAACAGATTGTTATAGCTAGACGTAGGAACACCGCCGCCTGTGTACCCACGGCTAGGAAACATGCGGTTCATCATGTTGGCGTTCATATACGCCCCTGTGCCGGTATTAAGCGCGTTCGTCAGCGCGTTCCCGGTGTTTATGTAGGACGAGGCGTTCGCGCTACCCATCGCCGCAGCGCCCTGCGCCAGCCCCTGCCCCAAGTTGCCCGCTGCGTTCGTCAGCGTGTTGGCCGAGGTCTGTCCAGACCCCATGAGGCTCTGGAGCGGGTTGAGCTGGTTGGCGCGGTTGGTCTGGTAGCGGTTGTAGGCGTTGCCGTACTCTTGGCTTGCCATGCCCTGCCCGTAGTCCGTAATGCCCTTCAACGTCGAACCGGACGACAGCAGGCCGCGCGCGGCCGCTGAGTTTTCTAGCCCCCTCATGCCTTCTTTTAAACGAAAGGCGTAGCCTGGGTCGGCTTCAAAGTCTTTCATCCCGAAGTCGCCAGCGTACTTACCAAAGTCGGGCGAGTTTGGGTCTACGGTGACGCCAGACCCTTCAGCAGGGCGTAGGCCCAGAACCGTCAGCAGCCGGTTCTGCGCCGTCATGCCGCCCTGACGGAACGGCTCCTGAAGTTCAACTTGTTTGTCAAACGCCTTCTGTTGCGCGGCGGTGGAGGCGGCAATACCTTCCCTCTGCGCGTCAGCGGCTTTGCTCGCGCTGTAGATGGACGCGCCCGCTCCTAAAGCGCCTGCGCCAAGGATCGCCATGCTAGCGGTAATTCCAAAAGCCATGGTTAAATCCTCAATTGCTGTTGCGCAGCCGCAAGCTGCGTGTTGTTCGCTCCGCCCAACAATTCGTCGGATTTCGACTCGGTCAGTTCTGCCACAAGCTCGTCCAGATCCACTGTATCAGTTGCATGGATCGTGGTCCAGATGGCTTCTTCAACCGCATAGATGGCGCGTTTGGTGCCTGGCTGCGACAGGACTGTTGCCGGCGCTTTAAGCTCCACCGTGTCCGTGTCGCCCACCAGATAGATGTGGCCCTTCGATAGCATGCTCAGGTGGCTGGTCTTGTGGACCGCGCCGGTCAGCACGACGCCGGTCGGGATCGTCATCTCGCGGAGGTAGACGCCCGGCGCGAAGTGGTGCTTGACCGGGCAGTCAACCTGTGGCTGCGACTGCATGGCGGCCTCCAGCGCGAAGACCTTGCGGCGGGCCTCGCCAAAGTCCGACTCGTAGAACGCCTGCCGGTAGTCAAGGAACAGCTCCTCGTCGGCCTTGATGTCGCGCAGCGCCATCAGCACCAGATCGCCCTCAAGGCGCACCATCAGGACGTTGGGGTTAGGGTCGTGGTTCGTGAACCGTCCGGCCTCCGTACGCAGGCCGTTGACCTGCGCAAGGCTGACGATGACGCCCTGCGCGAAGTCAACATTCGCAAACGTGCCGGTGCCGTGTACGAACGACGGCGCAAGCCGGATCTTGTCGTCGGTCTTGATGTGGCCGAGGTCCGTCAACGACGCCATGTCGGCTTCGGTCAGGCCGTGCTCGGCTAGGAACAGTTCGTAGTCGGTCACAGGGCTTACTCGTAAAGGATGTTGATGGTGCCAGCGTCAAACGTATCCGTTCCGTTAACTGTCGTGATACGCACGCGGTCAAGAGTGGCGGCAACGGTTTTAGACGCGGTGACTACGGACAAGTTATTCGTGCCGCCGCGAAACCCGATGCCGTTGGCAAGCCAAGCGTTAGAGCCAGTCAAGACAAACTGAAGAGTTCCAGTTGTTGTACCGGCAGCAGTAACCGCGCCCTGAAGCAATACGCCGCTGGTCGGGATAACTTGGGTAGAAACACCGCCGCCAAGTTCGCTGAGCACCCCTAAGTAGCCGCTGGTTTCCGGTCCGGTGCTGATACCCAATTGGGCTATGATTAACGATGTTCCGTTTGTGCTCAGCGCGGTAAACACTATCGTAATGCGTTTGACCCACGCCGGGATGGACGTAAAGTCAACGGACGTGCCAGACGCTGACACGCTGGTCGCCGTCACAATCTTGGCTGTCGCCGTGTAAGTGGACCCGTCCGTGCTGAACGGCACCTGCCCAACGGCGGTCGGAGACGCGACGGTAGGTGCCGTGCTTGCCCACGTCGTGCCGTTGCTGGTCAAGACGTTCTTGGCTGTACCGGGCGCGATCAACTGCACGGCAGAGATGCCATTGCCCAGAAGAACCGAATTGGCCGTGAGCGTGGACAGACCCGTGCCGCCGCTGCCCGCGCCGAGAGGCGTGGACAAGCTGACAATCGTGCCGTTGGTGATCGACCCACCGTAGATGATATTGTTGATGAGCTGAAACGTCGTGCCGTCGTACTGCACCCACGTCAGCTTGCCAATCTGGATGTCGCCCGCCGTCAGCGTCGCGCTGCCGTTCTTGGTGATGGACTTCGTCGCCAAGCCGTCAATGCTGAGCGTTGCCGCCGCCGTGTTGCTGTTGGCCGCAATGAAGGCGTACGTCGCGCCCGCTGCGTAGGCGGTAAGGGACGGCGTTGCCACCGCCGCAATGGCGTTCGTGCCTGTGACGCTGCCCAGCAGCGAGTTGATGCTGTAGGGGTCGTTGATGGCCGGAAGGCCGTCGTAGGTGCCGACCAGCACGTCCGTCGAGGTCTTGACGATGAACTTGTAGAGCGACCCAGCCACCAGCCAAGTCTCGTTGGCCGTGCGCCCGGCGGCGTCCAAGATGATGGGGTTTGTGTTGGCGACCGCGCCGGTCGAGGTCGTGTAGGTGGCCGCTGGCGTGGTCGTGCCAGCCGCGTAAGTGTAGACCTTGCCGCCGGTCAGCGGGTTGCCGTTGTCGTCAAAGAACTGCGCTCCAGCGCCAGCGAAGGATGACAAATTGTAAGAGGTCATGTGTCCGTCCTATGCTATCTGGGTCACGTTCAGAAGGATGCTGGCGGCAGACGGCGCGGTTATGGTCGTGTTAGCAGCAATCGTACGAAGCTGCGCTACCCCGCCGAAGGAATTACCGTAAAATTCTATATACGCTGCGGCCGGAAGTTGCAACGTAAGGTCAAGGGTGTGGGTGCTGTACGCCTGCGCGCTGCCACCCGGTCCGAACACGGTGACGTAGCGCAGGGAGCCGGGCACGTCCACGCCGCTGACGCGCGCCCACAGGGCAATGGTGTACGCCGTCGTAGTGTTGAGGTTGTAGAGCTGGAACGAGGCGTTGATGGAGTACAGCCCGGCGTTGGCGACCGTCACCTGCGACGATGCCACCGACACACCGCTGCTCAGCGCGGTGTCCGTGATAGACACCTGCGTGGTGGTGTTTGACACCCACGTCGTCGTCTCAAACCCGCTGAACGACCCGTAGGCAAACGAGGTCAGCCGCACGATCTGCTCGTAGACGAAGTTAAAAAACCGGAACCACTCGCGGGTGATTAGCCCGCCTTCCTTCTCGGTTATCGGGACGCGCGGTGCCGGGATCTGGCTGTCGTTAAGCATTGGTGCCGCTCGCGATCAGCTCCGCGCCCATGATGTAGATCGGCACCGGGTCCGTACCGGATATCTCGTACACGCGGTCGCGGATCTTTAGCGTCATGCCCAGCCTGCGCCAGAACACGCGCTTGCCGTACTCGCCGATGGCCCCCATCGAGGACCAACGCTCGCGGCTCCAGGTATGCCCGCCGTCGTCCGAGAAGCGCATCATGACCTGCGGGTCGCTGCCCTGCCCGCTGTTGAGGCCCACGCCCGACTCGCAGTCAAGCTGCAACGTGTGGTTAGCCACACGCTTGAGGTTGTTCTGGCCGGGCGGCAGCGCCCGCCACGAGCGCAGCCACCGCTGCGTCTGGTCGTCGTCGGCGTAGAGCGTCAGATCGTAGGCGTAGAGCTTGCCGTTCTGGTAGTCGCCCACGATGGTTTCGTCGCTGAAAAACATCTGCATGGACGCCCGTTGGCGGGTAAAGGCTCCGTCGTTGAAGCCCGCCCGCTCATGCCACGCCTGTGTAGCTACATCGTAGACCCACGTCGCGTTAGCGGACGGGAACGACAGCACGTAGAAGGCGTGACCGTCCTGCTGGTAGGTGTAGGCCGTGGCGTCAGCGATGTTGGGGTACTGCTGGATTTGCCACTCGACCGCGTGCGTGCTGACGCGCACGCCCGTGTAGCCGTTGGCGCGGTAGACGATGCCCTTGCCGCGCGCGTCAGCGCCCAACCAGAACAGGGCGTTGTCGAGCTTGGCGACCGAGAACGTCGCAGCGCAACCGATCTCGTTGAACGCGCCTTGGATGCGCTGAAGCGGGAACGCGGCCGCACCGGAATTGTACCAGACCTCGACCGAGTTGGTGCCGAAAAGCCACACTTCGGAGTGATCCACAATTGACGAGATCAGGCCGTCCGGGTCGCCTTCGGCGCTGGCAAAGTCCAGCGGATCAATTGACGTGCCGTCCAGAAGTTGCGTGACCCACACCTTCTGGCTGTTGGGTTCAATGAAAACGAAATAACCGCTCAGATACGAGACGGTCAGCGCGCCGGGGAAGTCCGGGTCGGTGATGGCTCCGAACGCCAGCGTGCTGTTGTTGTAGATGTAGCTGGGGCCGCTGCACGCGATGAAGAGCTGGGTGCCATTGTCGGCCATCGACACCGGGCCGTCGTTGGCGACCGTGCCGAGCAGCACGGTGTTGTACGCGGGGTCCATGCGGTACAGTTCGTTGCCCGACACGACGTAGGCGTAGCTGCCGTAGGCGTGCAGTCCTCTGATAGGACCAAGGCCCACCGTCACCAGCCGACGCAGGCCGGGCGCACGCTGGAGGAACGCCGCCTGCTTGCCGCCTTCGGGTACGATCTCTGGAAAGAGATTGACCATACGGTTGTCCGCAGCGTTGACGCTGCGGGCTACGTACGCGGAGCCGAGGATGGGCGTCTGCATCAGAAATTTCCGGCAAAAATATTGTACCGCTGTCTCGTTCCGACAATGCTGTAGGGCAGCGCCATGATGTCGTCAGGGTTGTTAATGCGCTTCAGGTTGCGCTTGGACGCCATTGCAATGCGCGACACCGTAGGCGACGGCTCGATGCCGAACTCCGGCGCAAACTCGCAAGCCAGATTGTAACGGAACGCACGGAGGTAGCCCGGCGGGAAAGACAGCGCGGTAGACAGCAGCGCGGGCTGCGTCAGCTCCTCAACCGAGACGAAGTGCCACTCCAGCGTCTTGGTCGGCACCGGATAGATGTACATCTCAATGTCGGGGTAGCTCATGTTAATCCAGATCACCTGTGGGTAGGTGCTGGTGACAGTCTTGACGGCGATGCCATCGTACTGCTGCTGGTTGATGATCTTGATGCCGTAGGAAATGCCGCTGGCCGGGTCTTTGAAGTAGGTGGAGTCGTCCAGCAGGATCGGGCGGTTGCCGACGAAGTCGCCGGTCGGCCCCAGCGTGCGCGAGATAAAGCCGGGCAGCCAACTGAACACTTGGTCTTGCGTGGAGAACACGGCCAATCGCTCGGTGTTCCACGAGTCAATCATCTGGTTGAGCGCGTTCAACGCATCCTGCGACGTGGCCGCAGACGGGGTTTCGCCTTCGGCTAGAACGCCGAGGAGACGAAGCGCGCCATTAATCTGATCGCCCGCTGTCGTTGTCATCTGCCGCTACTTCCTCAACCGAAGGACGACGCCCGCGCCGTCTGGAGACCAGTTCGTTAGCCGACGCACTTACCGCAGGCTGGCCGGGAGTATAGCGCGTCCAGCCGTTCTCTTCATCATAAATCGCTTCAAGGTCCATCGTGGCGACCTTGGTGCCGTGGTCCGGGTGGCGCAGATAGATGTGCATAGAATTTCCTGTAAAGGTGGCCCCTGCCGAAGCAGGGGCCGGTTTGCTTACGAGAGAGCGTAGAGCGCCCAAGAACCGTCAGCAGTTTTACGGGCGCGGAAGGCGCGCACGGTGCCAGCCGTAGCCGCAATGGTCATAAGACCCTGCGAGCCGCTGCTGCCGATGGACCAGCCAGTGTTGGTGGTCACGGTGATGACGCCCGCCGTCGTCGTGTTGATGACGCGGAAGTCAAACGTCGAGCCGGGCTTGGAGTTCGTCAGCACGGCGTCAAGGTCGGTCGCCAAAGGCAGCGTGTAAGCGGCCGTTGTCGTCGGCGTGCCGATGATGATGCCGTTGAGCAACTGAGCAGCCGTCAGCGTGGCGCTGTCGGTTGCCGTAGTCGGTACAAGGGCAACGGTGAGTTTTACTTCATTCAGGTTGCCATCATTAAACTGATAGCCACCGCCAACAGAAGGGAGAGCCATGTTAAGAGCCTTTCAAGAAAAGGAGGTGCCCCCGGCGTTGGCCGGGGGCGGGTTAGCTTAGCCCCAGAGGCGAGTGGCCATCTGCGGGCGGATTGTGCTGAAGCCGTACAGCACGTCAATACGACACGGCATACGGTCGTTGTTGATGTCGTACTGGCGCACAATGCGGAGCGAGATGCCGTTGTGGACCTGACGCGAGGCCATATCGACACCCTGCGGAAGCAGAAGGTCGGCGGTGGCGAAGGTGATCGCGTCCTTGTGGTACACAAGGTTCTGCGGGTAGTAGGTGCTGGCCGAACCAAGCAGCGTGACGGCAGCGCCGGACGCGGGGAACGAGTCAACGGTCGCGAGGGCGTTCGTTGAGGTGTAGATGGCCGGAGAGAACGTGACGCTGGTGAACGCCGTGCTGGCCGAAGTGACCGTGTTGGTCACGACGAACTGCTGGAGCGAACCAGTGGACTCACGAACCTGCGGGTTGACCGCGTACACGTTGGCAATCGTAAAGACATCGCCGGGGACGAGGGTCTTCGCGTTGGTAGCGCCAGAGAACGAGATCGTGCTGATGCCCTGCGTAGACAGGGTGGACGTGACCGTGAGGGAGTCGGTACGCACGGCCGAACCGGTCAGAAACTGACGGATCGACTGGGACATGTTGACTTCTTCAAGGCCGAGAATGCCTTCGCCCATCATGCCGTTCTTGAATTGGCGGCTGATGGTGGAGGTCGGGTTGAAGAGGCCCTTCATGCCTTCGACGAGACCAGCGTTCGCAGCCGGGTTGACCGTCGCGTAGCGCGGGGACATCGGGGTGGCGAACTCGTTCAGCTTCTGCTGGGCCTGAAGCAGGACAAGCGAAGTGGACGGGACGGTGCCGGGCGTGCCAACCGAATTGTAAACCGACAGGAACGAGTTGGCGACATCGGCGTCGATGCTGGAGGCGAGCTGCGAGATACGCGGCTTGAGCACACGTTCCGCAAAATCGTCCAACTGCATCGTCAGCTCAGCGGACGTGAAGTTCACGCCGATGTGCTTCTGCGAGGAGACGGTCAGGGTCGTGAACTGCTCGTTGTCGTCCTGAACCTGAAGCGCAGCGCCGTCCGTGACCAGAGCGCGGTCGGGCAGGCGGATGCGGAGGGTCGAGCCGATCTTAGCGCCTTCAACGGCGAACGAGTCGTCGTACTGGCGGTTGACGTTGCGGGTAATCACCAGGTTGTTCTCAAGGATTTCGAGAGACTTCCGGGTGATCATGTCGATGGTAAGAAGGGAATTACCCATTGTTTTACACTTTCAAGAGCTAGCGGTTGCGCTGCGCTTCCTGCTTCTTAATCTGACGCATACGCTCGGCTTCAATCCACTCCGACGTGCTCATGTTCTTCATCGAGCGGGGGTCGGTGGTATCGTAAACCTGCTTGCCAGACGATCTGGCATTTGCAATCGGATTAATAGGCGCGGGAGCATTTGAGGTCTTTTTAATCGGAGGGCTTGCAGCCAGCTTGGCTTCAATTCGACCGATCTCTCGCGCTTGCAGGATGGGCGGAAGGGCAGCGATACGGCCAGCTTCCTTCGGGTTGGACCCAAGCCAGTAGATGACATCAGGGCCGTTGTCCGAAGACTGGATCGTCTGGGCCATCACGTCCGTGACGGGGAGGTTTGGGTTGTACGCGACCTGTTCAAAGTCGTCGTAGCGGACCCGCGCGTCCTCTTCCTTTTCGTGATAAACATCCAGAAGCTGAGCTTGCTGCTTTGCCGAATCCCGTCTGGCGACCAACTCTTGAGCTTTGCGTTCCGCCAACGCTTCCGCGTAGGCTTGGGCATTGTCAAAGTCGTTGACATCAGGCGGGTTGATCGTGGGTGCCCTGCGGACCTCCAGATCGGCTAGGCGTTGGGCCTGCTCTCGTTCCCATTTACGCTGTTCGCGTGCAAGACGCTTTCCGACAATGGCGTCAAGTTCTTCCTGTGTGAAAGACTTTGAAGCTTCCGTCGTGGGTTCATCCGGCTGGGTATCAACAGGAACAGGAGCTGCCGTGGCTTCTGCAACCGGCGCGGTGTCATCCGCTGGTAGTTCTAGAGCTTCATCGCTCATATGCTATGCGTCCTTTCGGATACCTGGTGAACCTCACCAGTACGGTTAGGGCTTGACATTACGACAAGGCGTCGTTGACGTCAAATATCTATTGCGGCGGGGGGGTTAGCCCTGCACGATTATGAGTGACCAGTCGGGGCCAAGCAGCACAAGCGCCTCGTCGGTCAGGGTGTCGTAGTCCGCTGACGGCGTGATGTCCTGCGTGGCAATTGGTGCCTGAGACGCCCAGAACGCCGCCTGATCAACGTAGGTGTTCAAGACACCCTTAAGTTCGGTGATGATGTCGATGTGGGCAACATTCTGGTTTAGCGAGTTTAACAGCAGCTTCATGACGGGCCTCAGAACTTGTTAAAGTAAGGCGACGAGGCGCGATTTTTTGACACGGGTGTTACCGCCGGGCCAGCAATGCGCGCTGTTGTTGCGTTGCGGGGGACGCAAAAGATCCGTCCATCTAGCAAAAGAGTGCCGCCAGAATACGCCTGCCCACCCGGATACGTTCCAGCCGGAGTAGTTAGCGTATTTGTGACAGGGTTGTAGAGGCGCGCTGTTGTTGAGTTATTGGGGATGCAAAAAACGCTACCATCTGACGTAAGAACACCCCCAAAAAATGCGTCAGAGCCTGCATAACTTCCGGCAGGTGTTATCAGGGTGTCTGTAGCGGGGTCATAAATACGTGCGGAAGTTGCATTAATAGGAACACAGAAGACACGTCCATCAGGCAGGAGAACGCCGCCAACAAGTCCAAAACTACCCAGATAAGTTCCTGACGGGGTCGTTAGCGTGTCCGTTATAGGGTCATAAATGCGCGCGGAAGTTGTGTTAAAAGGAACGCAAAAAACGCGCCCGTCAGGTAAAAGGACACCCCCGCCGTACGCAAAACTACCCGGATAGGTTCCTGACGGGGTCGTTAGCGTGTCTGTTATGGGGTTGTAAATACGCGCAGAAGTTGCGTTAAGAGGGACGCAAAAGACACGCCCGTCAGGCAGAAGAACACCGCCATTGTACGCAAAACTACCCCCCCCATAGACTCCTGACGGGGTCGTTAGCGTGTCTGTTATAGGATCATAAATGCGTGCGGAAGTTGCGTTGAGAGGGACGCAAAAAACGCGCCCATCAGGCAGAGGAACACCTCCGGCATACGGCTGACCAGCCGGATAGGTTCCTGACGGGATCGTCGTCGTGTTTGTTATGGGATCATAAATACGTGCAGATATCGCAAGAGTACTGTTGGGGACGCAATAAACGCGCCCATCAAGCAAAAGAATGCCGCTAGTATATGCAGTACTACCCGGATAAGTTCCGTTTGGCGTAACAACACCTTCACCGGAAGGCACAGAGTTTGCCGCAGTCTGTTTTAGCAGATTAGAATACGCCGTCCAGTTAGGGCCGACCATGCCTTGGGCATTGACCTGCGTATTAATTCCCTGCCAGCCGTCATAGTCCACGCTCTCCACGCCGTGAGGCGAGGAGTCCGGCATCGGCGGCGCAAGCGGAAACCCCACAATCTCGCTGCGTCTGCGAGGTGCGTAGGCGTCAGTGAGGTTGTTCGCAGCGCGGCGCATTAGGCGTACTGCCTCACCCAGCCCGTCAGCGACACGGTCTTTGCAGATGTCACGGCAACAAGGGACTTGGCGACCAGCTTACCGCCGACCGGGATGTAGATTACCTTGATGGCGTCGGGCGAAACGTTGCCCACAATGTTCAAGGCGTTAACAATGGTCGCAGTGCCGTTCGTACCGGACAGTGTGACCGCGCTTGCCGTGCCAATGAGATACTGGACAGCCGACACTTCAACGCCGATCTGAATGTTGACCGTGGAAGTATCGTCAGAGCACAAGTTCAGCGCCTCAAGGCGAACCGCAGCCGCGCCCGCGCTGTTGTCGTACAGCGTAACCCAGTTGGTGCTGTCCGAATTGACGATGGTCTTGTTTACGCCAGCAACGCCGGACGGATAAACGGGGGAGGTTGCCATGTCCTAATCCTTGTTAAAACGCGCCCAAGAGCGTCGATGTGATGACCGTTGAAGCGTTGGTGTTCAACGCCGCAAAGTTGCCAGTGCTGGTCTGCGTGGTCGTGAACGTGTTTGCCACGCTGATGATGTACCCGCGCAGCGTGCTGACCGCGTAGACGGACGGATTGGCTGTCGCCTGACTATCCGCGCCAAACAAAAACGCGCTGTCGTTGATAGTCGCGTCCGGCGTGAGGGTCTTAAGGTTGATGTCAGCCATGTGTTAACCCCAAGTCAAGAAGTTGCCCGCGCCCCAGACCAGATAGTTGCCCGCGCCCCAGACGAGGCCGTTGCCCGTGGGACCGGGGCCGGGGCCAGAAGAAACAACCCCGGTTGCCAGCGACGTGGACGCCAGCAGGCCAAGCCCAAGGCCGTTTCGGACGGGGATGCCAAAGCTCATCGGATGTTGATCGGCTTCGCGTACAGCGTGCCGCCCGTGCTGACCTGTATGGCGCTGACGCGCCAAGGCGCTCCAGTGCCGCTAGGCACGACGAAGGGGACCGGCGTGTTGGCCGGGAGCGGTGTGCCGTTGGCTGTCGTGGCGGTCACGCCCTCGCCAACCAAGATGTAGCACGCCTGATCGGACCAGACGACGACGCCCTGTGGGCCAGCGGGCCAAGTGCCAGTCGAGCCAGCGGTGCCGGTGAAAGACACCGAGCGCGCTACAAACTGGTCGCCAATAAGCGGGTTCAAAAGTTCCATATCAGAGCCTCACGCCAAGAAGCGAAGTTTGTAAAGGGTCGTCAGGTACAGACCGACGATCTCGTCGATGATGTTCTGGATGGCCGTCTCGTCCTTGTTACAGACCTTATACCGAGCGTCTTCAAGCTCAGCCAGGCTGTCGGTCAGGAACTCCACGATATTAGATGTCTTTTTGGCCGAATGCAACGTGATGGGGCCAACCAGCCCGTGTCGGCCTTGGTACGCCTCGGCAAAAGAGTCGGCCAGACCGACAATCTCGTCGTAGAAGGTGTTCAAGGCCATGTGTTTGGCGTAGCTGCGCGTGTTCAGGTGGACGGAATGGGCCACATCCCGCGCCAAAAACATGCAACCGATGAATTCAGCGGGTTTCATTGGCCTTGTCCCATCATTTCCGGCTGCGGAGGCGGTCCAGCAGGCGGCTCACCCATAGGCGGCTGACCCATCTGTGGAGGAGCTTCAGGCGCTGCGCCCATTTCGTTTTGTTCCAACTGGCTACGAGACGGCATACCGCTGACCAGATCGCCTGTGTCAATCGCTGCGTGGATTGTCCCCATGACGATGTCGTGTATCTGCTCTTCAGACATTGAAGCCTGCACCGCAGAAATTCTCTTAGTTTCAGCATCATATGCCTTCACTTCCGAGTCGAACCGCTTGATGTCAAGCTGTTGGGCTTCCATTGACTGCTGGACGCGCTTCAACATGCCTTCCATCTGCTGCATGTGCTGCGTCATGGCTTCGATCTGCTGCTTGGCATGCTGCATCTCAGGGGACTGATCTTCGCCTTCCATAACCTTCGGGTCAATGATTTTGGCAAACCGTGCCGCCATCTCCTGCGCGCCCGGCCAGTCCATGTTTTTGATAAACAGGTCGCCAGCGACCTTCCAAAGGTCCGGGTTCGACTGAAGCAGCATCGACATGGCGTCCAGCGCCTCTTGACGCTTGGTCATGTAGCCCGGCCCGGTCGTGACGCACACATCGTACACACCAACCGACAAGTTGTAGACCTTCTCCATCACGATGCCCGTCTGGTCCACGATGGACTTGACAGGCTCCGGCTGCTGTGGGTTGACCTTGACCATGCCGACTTCGCCGTCAAGGCCGACGATGCGCGCGACGCGCTCGGTGTCGTAGATCTTAGGAATGATGTCCACGAGCTGCCGCGTGACGTAACGGATGGCCCGCGAGAGGTTGTCTACGTAGTGATACGTACCCGTATCGCCTTGTTTTTCACGAGCCAGAATGGCTCGGCCTGACCGTTCGTTGCTGGCCGCGCCAAGTGAACTGTCGTACTGACCCGTGGTAGACTTGATGTCGTCCGAAGCACCCATCTTAGCCTGTATAAGGCCAGTCTGAGCGAGCGGCGGTGCAGCACGCTGCGGCAGCGGTAGAGCCGATCCTGCGCCGTCTGTGACATCAGGATTGACCTCAAGGTATGGCCAATTGGTCGTATTGGCCGTCTTCCACTGGTTTTCGTAGCCTTCAAACTGCCCGCCGTAGCCGATAAACGGCGCTTTGGGGGCCAGAGCCAGCATTTCGGCTTCTTGGCTCACCCAATAGTTGTACATGCGCTGCGCGTCCTTGGCGTTGCGCACCAGACCGGACACGTAGAGCTGCCCGTCCACTTCCCACTCGTTTCCGACAACGCGAATGACCGGAATCCACTTTCCGGCCCAATCTTGCTCCTGCAAGACTTCAAAACCGTTGGTTTTAAGCCATTTTACCTGCTTTTTATCGACATTCCGGCTGCGTATCGGCTTCTGGAACATCAGCTTGAGCTGTTTGTCCTGCGGCGTGCCGTCGATAGCGGTCACATTGTCCGGGTACAGGTTGAGCTTGACCGATTTGTGCTCAAAATAGAAGTATTCCGCTATGCGGACCGTGTCCTCGCTGAGCCACTGGCTCAA